TATATCTGTACTACACCTGATTACAATATGTTTGTTAATAACACAAGAAGTTTCACAACCGATTTCATTTATCCTGAAGAATCAGTAGATAATTTAGATGAAACAGGTATTGACTCAAACTATACGGCAACGTATTATCCTTGGGTTCTTACAAGAGACAGTGTTAATAACACACAAGTTTATATTCCACCGACAGCTGAAGTTGTAAGAAACTTGGCGTTGACGGATAACATCGCATTCCCTTGGTTCGCTTCAGCGGGTTACACTCGTGGTCTTGTGAATTCAGTGAAAGCAAGAAAGAAACTCACACAAGAAGATCGTGATATTCTTTATAAAGGAAGAATTAACCCAATTGCAACATTCTCTGATGTGGGAACTGTAATTTGGGGTAACAAAACTCTTCAAGTTAGAGAATCAGCACTTGATAGAATTAACGTGAGAAGATTGTTATTACAAGCACGTAAGTTGATTTCAGCGGTTGCTGTACGTCTATTGTTTGATCAAAATGATCAACAGGTTCGTCAAGAATTCTTGGATTCAGTTAATCCAATCTTGGAAAACATCAGACGTGACAGAGGTCTTATTGACTTTAGAGTTGTAGTAACAGACACACCTGAAGATCTTGATTCAAATACTCTAACAGGTAAGATTTATATCAAACCAACAAGAGCATTAGAATTTATTGATATTGAATTCTTGATCACACCAACAGGTGCTTCATTTGAAGATGTATAATTAATATACTTATATTTATATTATGGGGGTTCACCAATTGATCCCCCTTTGCCAATTAAATTTTTTAAAACTATAAGAAAATGCAATTTAAAAAAAATGTAATTACTGAATCTCTTAAATTAGAGGGGTCTGAAAAAAAATACTTTTCAGAAAAACCACAAAACATTGTGATAACTGAAGAACAATTTGAAAGATTAATCGGAACTATTTCTTCTGAAAAATGAAACACATTATAAGAAAACACTTAAACGAGGTTTATCAAACAAAACAACTTTTTGAAGGTTTTGATGATCAGGACAACCCCGATTTAAAGTATTATGCATTTGATTGGGACGACAACATTCTTGAGATGCCGACCAAAATTATTGTTTTGGACGAAGATGGAAAGGAAGTTGGTATGAGTACCGAAGATTTTGCAGAGTACCGTACAATGATCGGTGTGGAGGAATTTGATTATAAGGGACACAAGATTGTTGGTTTTTCTGAAAATCCGTTTAAAAACTTTAGAGTGGAGGGTGATAAACAATTTGTTGTGGATTCAATGTTGGCAAAACCAGGACCGTCGTGGAATGATTTTGTGGAATGTATCAATGCGGGATCTATTTTTGCAATTATAACTGCAAGGGGTCACACACCGACTATTTTAAGGGAATCTATATATAATTTCATTCAAACGAACCATATGGGTATAAACAAAGAGATCTTGGTTTATAACCTTAAAAAATACAGGGATTTGGTGGGTGAAAAAATTAAAGATGATAATAAATTAATTAATGACTATTTGGATTTATGTAAGTATTATCCTGTTAGTTTTGGGACCAATGCTGAAGCAAATCCTGAAGAGGCTAAAAAAGAGGCTTTAAAAGAATTTATTGCATATGTTAAGGAAATGTCTTCTAATTTAGGTAAGAAAGCGTTTTTAAAGAATGATATTTCTAATAATTTCATACCTAGTATTGGATTTTCTGATGATGATGTAAGAAATATTGAAAAGATTAAAGATTTTCTTGAAAAAGAGTATGAAGATAATCCAGTTAGAACATATTTAACTAGTAAAGGGGAGAAAAAAGAAGTCTAGTATAGAGATTTTAACTGGATCAAAAAAAAAGTAAATAGAAAAATCTTTAAGAGATATTTATAAATAAATAAAAAACAAAAAAATTTAAACCATGGCAGATTTATTAATGAAAATGCCCGTACCGTATGAACCCAAAAGAAAGAATAGATTTATCTTATCTTTTCCTTCTTCATTGGGAATTAATTCATGGTTTGTAGAGTCGGCATCAAGACCACAAATAAACATCGGAGCAACACCAATACCGTTTTTAAATACGGAAACATATGTTGCAGGACGTTTTACTTGGGAAACAATAAACGTAACATTTAGAGATCCAATCGGACCTTCAGCTGCACAAGCGTTGATGGAGTGGGTTAGATTACACGCAGAATCTGTAACAGGTAGAATGGGTTATGCTGCGGGTTACAAAAAAGATGACGTTACTTTGGAAATGTTGGATCCTACAGGAGTTGCTGTTGAAAAATGGATTTTACAGGGAACTTTCTTAACGAACGTTAACTTTAACGATTTAAGTTATGGTGATGACGGGTTGGCAACAATTTCAGCTACGTTACGTCCTGACAGATGTATATTAGTATACTAATTTAAAAACAATACATATTTTATACAATCCACAATCTATTTCGGTAGGTTGTGGATTTTCTTTTTTTATACTACAAAAAATTATTTCTTCAATTATATTTAATTATTAAAAAGGTTAAAAACTATGGATCAAACAACACAATATGGACAAATGAACTTTGATTTACCACACGATGTGGTTAAATTACCCTCTGAAGGTAAGTTCTATAAAAATGGGAAAAAATCAGTTAAGGTTGGTTATTTAACAGCCAAAGATGAAAATTTAATAATGAACGCTAATCAGAATGATAATCTTATTAAAACATTATTAAGAGAAAAAATTTATGAACCCGATGTAAATATTGATGAATTGTTGGACGTGGATATCCAAGCGATCCTTATTTTCTTAAGGAACTCCTCGTTCGGTCCTGAATATACTTTTAAAGTAAAAGATCCTGCAACAAACAAATTTTTTGAATCTTCAGTAATGTTGGACCGTGTATCTGTATTGGATCCTGAAATTACACCAAATGAAGAGGGTCTATTTGAAATTAGTTTGACGAAATCAAATAAAAAAGTTTATTGTAGAATTTTATCATCAAAAGATCTTCAAGAAATTAACAATATTATTGAACAATATCCTGATGGTGTGATTGCACCCGTATCAACTACTCGTTTGGAACGAATGATCGTTAAAATTGAAGGAGTAGACGAAAGCAAAAAAAGTGAATTTATAAATAACTTACCAATTATGGATAGCAAACACATCAAAAAATTGATGGCAAAAGCTGAACCAAGATTGGACCTAAAAAGAAATGTAAAAGCCCCGTCAGGAGAGAATGTAGAGATTAATATCTCTTTCGGGGTTGAGTTTTTTCGCCCTTTCTTCTGAACATAGAAAAAACTTATTAGATGAAATTTATTATCTGATTAAATATGCTCATTTTTCTTATGGGGATATAATGATTATGCCTACCTATGAAAGAAAATACTTCATTAACAAGCTGATTGAAGAAAATCAAAGCAAATAATTCTTAGGTGTAATATTTATTAGAAAAGAAATCTACACATGGCGGGTACAATTGGTGATGCAAATAATGCGATGAAAAATTTAAGTAGTTCTACAAATGCAACTACTGATAGTTTATTCAAATTACAAGACACATTAAAAAATTTAGTTCCTAATAAGATGTTTGAATCTGCTTTGAATATAAATCAGCAGATTGTAAATTTAAATAGGGAAGTACTACAGAGAGGACCCGAAACTGTTAGACAATTAGAAAAAGTTTTAACGGACACTACAATGGCGACACTGGAATTTGGTGTTTCTATTGAGGACAATATTGATTTATTTTCTAAACTCAATCAATCGCTACAAAGAACTAATTTCTTTACCAAAAATCAAATAATTGATATGCAACTGATTGCCAGAAACACAGGTTTGGCAGCTGATGAAATGGCAAAATTTGAAGAGGCTTTTGACACATTGGGATTGAGTACGGATTATATGATTGATAATTTGGAAGATATGTCCAATATGGCAAGAAATTATGGATTGAATGTGAATCAATTCATGGGGGTTATTGCCGATAACGTAAAACTTTTGGCTGGATATAATTTCAAAAATGGTATTGATGGTCTTTCTGAAATGGTTGCACGTGCACAATCATTACGTTTTGACTTTGGCAAAACTGTTGAATTGGCAGATAAGTTAATGGATCCTGAACAAGCAATTGAAATGGCTGCAAGTTTCCAAATGATGGGTGGTGAGATAGGTAAGTTGGGTGACCCTATGCAAATGTTGTATATGGCACAACAAGATATGGGTGGTCTACAAGATTCAATTATGGAAGCAGCGGCAAGTGCGGTGAGTTTTAACAAAGAAACAGGTAAATTTGATATTCCTGTTACTCAAATGTATCGTTTGAGAACTATGGCAGATCAGCTGGGTATGTCTTATAGTGATTTGGCCGAACAGGCGATGCGTTCTAAACAAGAACAAGAAAAATTATCAGTAATTGAAGGTCTTGGTACTATACCTATGGAGTATCAAGAATTGGTGAAAAATCTTTCAGAATTTGATACTGAAGGGGAGTTGAAAATTAAACTTCCGAATATGGATGATAGTATTGAAGTTTCACGACTTACTGCTGGTAATTTTAAAGAATTAAGAGACTTACAAGAGTTAGAGGGAAAAAGTCAAAAGCAAATCGCCGACGATCAACTTAGTGTTCAAGAAGAGATACTCGCTCAAATATCTAAAATTGAGTTTCAACCTGGTGCTGCACTTCTAACAGAAGGAAGAGATGCTGTTGTAGGAATAACAAGTAGTTTAAAAACTTTTTATGGTGCAACTTCTGATTTTATAGAAGAAAACTTAGGTAAAATGATCAGCACTAGTGAGACTGTAATAACAGAATATATAGAATCAATTGCACAAATAGATTTAAAAAGATTAGCTAGTGAAGAGGGTTATGCTGATAAAGTAT